ATGAATTGCATACTCAGCCCTAACCGTAAACTTTATGACGTTATGACTAAGGGCTCTGGGGACGCTCGTACTCAACCGCTCTACTTTTTGATCACGACGGCTGGTAACGATGAAAATTCAATCTGTTATCAGGTCCACCAAAAAGCCATTGACATCATGAAGGGACGTAAACATGACCCTCGCTTCTACCCAGTCATTTACGGTGCCGGACGTGACGAAGATTGGTCAAGTCCCGAAGTTTGGAAAAAAGCTAACCCTCTCTGGGTATCACGGTCAAAATGGAGAAGGTTACGGATGCCTATAATTCAGCTAAGGAAAACCCAGCTGAAGAAAATACCTTCCGACAACTACGGTTAAATCAGTGGGTAAAACAAGATGTTCGATGGATGCCGATGGACAAATGGGATGCTTGTGCATTTCCTGTTGATCCCGATGAGTTACGTGGTCACGATTGTTACGGTGGTCTTGACCTGTCATCAACTACTGATATCACAGCATTCGTTTTGGTCTTTCCGCCGCGTGATGACTCTGAAGGCTATACCCCTGCTACCTTACTTTTGGATTCCTGAAGATAATGTTGATTTGCGGGTACGCCGTGATCATGTTCCCCTACGATATTTGGAAGCAGCAAGGTTACCTGCAAACCACGGAAGGTAATGTAGTCCACTACGGATTCATCGAACACTTTATTGATGATCTGGGAAAGAAATATCACATCCGTGAAATTGCCTTCGACCGGTGGGGAGCTGTCGAAATGGTTCAAAATCTTGAAGGTATGGGATTCACCGTGGTCCCATTTGGCCAGGGATTTAAGGACATGACGCCTCCAACTAAAGAACTAATGCGATTAACTCTGGAAAAGAAGATCGCTCATGGCGGTCATCCGGTCTTGCGTTGGATGATGGACAATATCTATATCCGCACTGACCCAGCTGGGAATATTAAACCTGACAAAGCTAAGTCAACTGAAAAAATTGATGGCGTAGTGGCCACCATTATGGGACTGGATCGTGCTATCCGAAATGAGGATAATGGTGATTCTGTTTATGATGGTCGAGGTCTATTAATGTTGTAATTACGAAGAACTGAAAGGAGTTGATGCCATGAGTCTATTTAATAAATTGTTCCATACCAATAAAGCTTCACCCAAAAACACCCTATCCAGCACCATGTCATTTTTCTTCGGCAGTTCGATGGCTGGCCAAAATGTGACCGAACGCACCGCAATGCAGAATACAGCAGTTTATGCTTGTGTGCGAGTCTTGGCTGAAGGATTAGCTGAACTGCCACTCCACATTTATCAATACACCAGCGATGGTGGTAAACAGCGGGCAATTAACCACCCGCTTTATTTTTTGCTTCATGATGCGCCAAATCCAGAAATGACCAGTTTTATCTTTCGTGAAACCATGATGAACCATTTATTGCTGTGGGGTAATGCCTATGCACAAATCATTCGAAACGGTCAAGGCGAGATCACTGGGCTCTATCCTTTGATGCCTGATCGAATGGACGTTAACCGTGCTGCCAACGGTGAAATCTACTACACCTATACTCGCAACTACGATGATTACCAGGCAAAAAATAAATCGAAGCAAGTAATTCTCTTGTCCGATGAAGTCCTTCACATCGCAGGGTTAGGATTTGATGGTTTGATTGGTTACAGTCCTATTGCTATGGCTAAGAATGCGATTGGATTATCCATGGCTGCCGAACAATATGGGGCCACCTTTTTCAAAAATGATGCCACACCTGGTGGTGTTCTCGAGCATCCTAATGTAGTCAAAGATCCCTGAACGGCTCCGGAAAAGTTGGCAAGTCACAATTTTCGGGATCTAATAATCACAGCATTGCTGTCTTGGAAGAAGGAATGACTTTTCATCAGCTTTCCATTCCACCCGACCAAGCGCAATTTCTTGATACTCGAAAATTCCAACTCGACGAAATCGCCAGAATTTTTCGTGTACCACCGCATATGGTTGGTGACCTAGATCGTTCGACATTCTCAAATATCGAGCAACAATCACTAGAATTTGTAAAGTACACCCTGAACCCTTGGTGCATTCGCTGGGAACAAGCTATGAATCAACAGCTACTTTCCGCTAATGATCAACGAAAGTTCTTCGTCAAATTCAATGTTGATGGACTACTACGTGGTGATTACGAAAGTCGTATGAATGGTTACGCCATTGGTCGACAAAACGGCTGGTTGTCCGCTAATGACATTCGTGAGTTAGAGGATCTCAACCGTATCCCCGCTGATGAAGGCGGTGATCAGTACCTGGTTAACGGTAACATGCTACCACTCAACCAAGCTGGTAACTTCTATAGTTCTCGGCCATCTAAAGAAAGTGAGGAACCAAAAGAATGAAACGTTTCTGGAACTGGGGCGGTCCTCAAAATCAACGTGTCTTAACTATCAACGGTACGATTGCTGAAGATAGCTGGGTTGATGATGAAGTCACTCCCCAAGTATTTCAAGATGAATTAAGTCAAGGGAAAGGGCCAATCGATCTCTGGTTAAATTCTCCCGGTGGTGACTGTGTCGCTGCCAGTCGCATTTACACGATGCTAATGAATTATCCCGATAACGTGAACGTCAAAATTGATGGTATTGCTGCTTCGGCAGCATCAGTCATCGCCATGGCAGGCACAAAAGTTTCCATGGTCCCAACCGCGATGATCATGATCCATAATCCATTAACCATTGTTGGTGGACAAAAAGAAGATCTTGATCAAGCTGCACAAATGTTAGCTGAAACCAAAGAATCAATTATCAATGCCTATGAACTTAAAACAAACCTTCCTCGAGAAAAAATTTCATCCATGATGGATGATGAAACCTGGATGAATGTCAATAAAGCGATTGAGTTGGGGTTCGCTGACGATATGCTAGGTCAAAACAAAGATGTCACGGATTGTTACTCATATTCAGATAAACAATCTGAATTGGTTCTATTGAACAAGCTAAAACCACAAGCAAAATCTAATATCTCTGTAAAGTCGCTGCAAAAGCGGCTTTCTTTGTTATCACACTAATTTTTAGGAGGACTTATCAATGAGTAAAATTACTGAATTACAAGAAAAGCGTGCCCGTATTTGGAAACAAGCAAAGGATTTCCTAGATGCTAAGCAAAAGGAATCAGATGTACTCTCAGCCGAAGACAATGCCCGTTATGAAAAGATGGAGCAAGAAGTTGTCGACTTAGGTAAGGAAATCAATCGACGGCACAAGCAGGCAGAAATTGAAGTGGCACTGAACCAACCTACCTGTAAGGCCCTTACTAATTCCCCAACTGCTGATCAGCTACCAAAGAGACAGGATGCTTATGCAAAAGATTTCTGGCAAATGATGCGTGGACATGCCGTCGTGGATGCTCTTAAGGAAGGTGCGGACCCCGATGGTGGTTTCTTAGTGCCCGACGAATTTGAAAACCAACTTATCCAAAAGTTGCAAGAAGCAAACGTGCTGCGAACGATCAGTCATGTCATCCAAACCAATAGCGGCGAACACAAAATTACAGTGGTAGCCAGTGAAGGTACTGCAGCCTGGCTCGAAGAAGAAGCGGCCTACACAGAGTCCAACACTCAATTTAGTCAGGTGTCACTAGGCGCACATAAGTTGGGGACCCTGATCAAAGTATCAGAAGAATTACTAAACGATTCCGCATTTGATTTGATGTCTTATCTCTCCGATGAATTTGGACGCCGACTCGGTAATGCTGAAGAACAGGCCTTTTTAACCGGTACCGGTACTGGTCAACCTACTGGTATCCTAACCGACACTAATGGCGCTTCAGCCGGATCCACAGCTGCCAAGGCCGATGCGTTAACTTTTGATGATTTAATTGACCTTTTCTATTCCTTAAAGGCGCCATATCGTCAAAACGCTGTCTTTTTGATGAACGATGATACCGTGAAAGCCATCCGCAAAATGAAAGATAAGAACGACCAATACATTTGGCAACCTTCCGTTCAGGTAGGCCAACCAGACCGAATTCTTAACTGTCCGGTTTACACTAGTCCATTCATGCCGACATTGGCTGCTGCTAATAAGCCAGTTCTTTTCGGTGACTTTAACTACTACTGGATTGCAGATCGAGAAGGACGAACCTTCAAACGTCTGAATGAACTTTATGCCGTAACTGGTCAAGTTGGCTTCTTAGGCTCACAACGAGTTGACGGTAAAGTTATCCTACCAGAAGCAATTAAAACCTTGTCCATGGCTGCTAAATAGAAAGGATTGATGAAATGTGGCTGCTATTACTTTGGCCGAAGCAAAAGCCTACCTGAGGGTGGATAACACTGTTGAGGATGACCTAATTACGAAGTTAATTGGATCGGCAACAGCTACAGTCGAGAATGTACTTCGTCAACCACTATCCGCATTCGACCCCCTCCCCGATGATATTCATACCGCAATTCTTTATACCGTGGCTTACCTTTACGAATATCGGGAAACCGCCGATTTTGATGCCATGATCAAATTTCTCCGGGCCATCTTGTCTCCTTACCGGAAGGAGGAGTTTTAATGCAACAACAAAACAAACGTGTTAGTAAGATTGTTGATATTGGTGAATTAGACCGGCGAATAACGCTAATGAAGAAGAAATATGTCGGCGAAAATCCTAATACTGGAATGTCAATGTACAAGGATGTACGTCTGGGTGATGTGTGGGCAAAAGTTTCCGCCCTGCACGGACAAGAGTATTACACCGCTGTCACCGTAAAATTGGAAAAGCAATTATCATTCATCATTCGATATCGCGATGATATTGATGAAGAAACCAATATATGGTTTGAAGGACGTGGCTACAATATTGGCTTCATTGACGATGTTAAATACAACCACGAGTATATGGAGATCAAGGCCGAATATTCGAAAGGAGTTGATAATCCAAATGAAGACAACTAGTTTAACGGTAATCAATACGTGTTTCGGAGCTATTGGCGCTTTCCTTGGCTGGTTTTTAGGAGGACTCGATGGTTTCCTATATATTCTCCTGATTTTTATGGTCGTGGACTATATCACCGGAGTTCTTTGCGCCGTTAGTGAACATAAATTATCCAGTGAGATTGGATTTCGCGGGCTTACCCGCAAGGTTTTAATTCTATTATTGGTTGGCATTGCTCACTGTCTTGATGTGTATTTACTAAAAAATGGCTCCGCAATTCGCACAGCAACCATTTTCTTCTATATCTCTAACGAAGGTATTTCTCTATTAGAAAACACGAGTCGATTAGGATTACCTGTACCCGATAAATTAAAAAATGTTCTTCAACAACTTCATAATAAGGATGGTGACAAGTAATGATTCCAGGAATCGATATTTCTGAATGGCAAGGTCACGTTGATTTTAATGCAGTCAAAGCAAGCGGCGTAAAATTCGTCCTAATTAGAGCTGGCTACGGTCGTTCTGCTAGCCAAGTAGATCATTATTTTGCGGAACACTATGCACAAGCCAAAGCGGCAGGTTTGCAAGTTGGGGCCTACTGGTGCTCCTATGCAGTTTCACCTGCTGATGCAGCCAACGAAGCTCGGGCTTGCTTAACCGTCCTTGGTAATCGGCACTTTGATTATCCAATCTACTTTGATTTGGAAGAAAAGTGGCAATTTGCTAACGGACGCAACTTTTGTGATAGCTTAGTAAAAAGCTTCTGTAGCGTTTTGGAACAGAATGGTTGCTATGCGGGTTTATATATTTCTCGTTCACCACTGCAAAATTACATCTCTCCCACTGTTGCTCAGCGTTATGCAATCTGGATAGCCGAATATGGTCCACGTTGTAACTATGGTGGTAATTACGGAATCTGGCAACATTCCTCTACTGGTTCTGTTCCAGGTGTCAATGGCAACTGTGATCTAGATTATGCCTATATCGATTACGCAGCAGTTATTAACAAAAAACAGCCAGTTACCAGGAAGAACCCTGATCAGCTGGCTGCAGAAGTATTGAATGGGCAATGGGGTAATGGTGTCGATCGTCAAAAACGTTTAACTGCTGCGGGTTACGACTACTCAGTCGTGCAAGAAAAAGTTAATAAATTATTGAATCGTAAGTCAGTCGACCAAATTGCCCGTGAAGTTATCCGTGGTTCCTGGGGAAATGGTAATGAGCGAATTACCCGTTTGAAACAAGCTGGTTATGATCCAATTCAAATTCAAAAACGTGTCAATCAATTACTCTGATTTATGCCTGTGGACTCCGGTCTGCAGGCTTTTTGTTGTTTCTATGATAAAATGCTATTAGGTCGGACTTGATGGGTCGCTCCCATCATGAAAGACTTAGCAGTTAACGTGGCTACACACCCCTCAAATAATCTGAACTGTGGAGGTGAGAGTCATGTTATTTAGGAAAGGACTGGAGGAGCAGCAATTAATGCCGCCTTAGTTATCGTGGCAATCGGCCAGCTAGTCATTGACTGTGCTAAAGCCTACGCGATAATAAAAAAAGCTAACCATAACGGTTAGCTATCCTTCAGTCACCTGAACTGCGTTTGAGGGTAACGAGATGCCGCTCGTTGCTCTCTTTTCATTTACTAATGATATCTGATATATTTTGATTTTTCAACTTTTAGCTGGCAGTTTTCTGTCAGCTTTTTTCTTTTACCATGGTTTACTTTTCCGCTTGTTCTGGCTTATCAGTGGAGGTAATTAAACATGGTAAAAAAAGTACAACCAGTGACTCATCAACCACTAATATCAACAAGTACGAATATTAGTTCAGAGCAATTATTGAACGATTTGCATTATCAACAAGCAAAACAGATCATCCAGACTCTACTTAATAAAGGCCTTATTTCGCCCACCGAATTTAAAGACATTGATTCCTTAAATAAACAATCATTTCCACCATTATTAGGGCCCGGAAACGTTGATACATCAAGCCTCCAGAGCTAACATACCACACTGACGAAAGGAGGGTTGTCATGTCAACCATTACTAAAATCCAAAGCTACCACCGTAATGTCAAGCAACTCCGTGTAGCAGCTTATTGTCGAGTTTCGACGGACAATATTGAACAGCTGGAGAGTCTTGAAAATCAACGTGCCCATTATCAAAAGTACATTAACAACCACCCTAATTGGGAGCTGGCTAAGATCTACTATGATGAAGGAATCTCAGGCACCAAGATGACCAAGCGGAACGCCTTAAAAGAATTACTAACTGATTGTCATAATCACCGGATTGACCTCGTGGTGACCAAATCAATTAGCCGTTTGTCACGAAATACAACTGATTGTTTGCAGATTGTCCGGGAATTACAGCAATTGAATATTCCAATTATCTTTGAGAAAGAGCATATCAATACTGGAGCAATGGCCAGTGAGTTATTTCTATCGATTCTTAGCAGTATTGCCCAGGATGAATCCCACTCAACTGCCGGAAATCTACGCTGGGCAATCAGGAAACGTTTTGCTAGTGGCAAATTCCATGTATCCTCAGCACCCTATGGATATTCAATTGAGGATGGCAACTTAGTTATCAACCATACTGAAGCAAAGACTGTACGACAAATCTTTCAACGATTTCTAAGTGGAACATCAGCCAGTCGGATTGCTAAAGGATTGAACCATAAACACGTAGCAACAAAGCGTGGTGGACAATGGCGAAGCAACACCGTGATTAACATTTTACGAAACAGTAATTACACCGGTGATATGCTCTGCCAGAAGACTTATAGTGATGATCAATATCACCGTCATTTTAACCAAGGTGAACTCACCCAATACTTAATTGAGGATCATCACCCTAGTTTAGTTAACCACGAAACTTTTAACAGAGTTCAAGTTCTGCTTAAAGAAGCGGTCCAAAAGTGCCATATTGAAACTGGCAGCCATAAGTACCAACACCACTACTTATTTTCTGGGAAAATCACTTGTGGCAATTGTGGCACTATTTTTAAGCGGCAAACACGTCCCAATAAAATTTGCTGGGCTTGTCAAAGACATCTAAGTTCCGCTAAGCAATGTCCTGTTAAAGCAGTAACTGAAGTAAGCCTAGAAGCAGCTTTCTGCAACATGATGAATAAACTCATTTACAGTAGGAAATTCTTATTACAGCCATTGTTAGCAAATTTACAAGTTCAAGCTAACAGTGATACCAACGGTCAGCTAAGTTCATTGGTCAATCAGGTTAAGGCAAATGACCGCAAAGCAGAAACGCTAACCGAATTGATGCAATCAGGATTGCTGGATAAAGCCATCTATGTAAATCAAACGGCTCAGCTCGAACAGGATACCTACCAATGCCGCGAAAAGATTAAACAGTTTAATAGCAACAATACTGATTCGGCAAATAATTTTGAAAACGTGCGAACCCTGCTTCATTGGTGTCAACAAGGTCAAAAACTGTCAGGCTTTAATAAAGCCCCATTTCAGGACTTCGTTCAACAAATTGTAGTGAACAGTCCAAAAGAGGCGGTTTTCAAACTGAAATGCGGGTTGAGATTAACTGAGAAGTTAACCAAAGCAGCTTGCCTTGATGAAAATTTTACCGTGGGGTAATCCGCCAACGTTTTAACGAACCAATCCGGCAAGCCGAATACTTGTACAGCATTATCGAAAGTGAAGGTGATTTAATTGGGTAAAGTGCGTATTATCCCTGCCCATCAGCAAAAAGGCAATAGCGTTCATCATCAACGTAATTCGCAACCTTTTGAAAAACTCAGGGTTGCTGCCTACTGTCGGGTTTCAACTGATTATGATGAACAAACGAGTTCTTATGAAACTCAAGTAGCCCACTATAAGGAACTAATTCAAAAGGAACCTACCTGGGAATTTGCGGGAATCTATGCTGATGATGGGATCTCCGGGACCAATACCAAGAAGCGCGAACAATTTAATAAAATGATTGCGGCCTGTAAAGCCGGTAAGATTGACCTGATCGTTACCAAATCAATTAGCCGGTTCGCCCGGAATACCATCGACTGCTTGAAATATATCCGTGACTTAAAAGCTATCAATGTTGCAATCTTCTTTGAAAAAGAAAATATCAACACCATGGATGCCAAAGGTGAAGTTTTGATTACCATCATGGCTTCCCTTGCTCAACAAGAAAGTGAGTCCTTATCGCAAAACGTCAAAATGGGGATTCAATACCGCTACCAACAAGGTAAGGTTTTCGTCAACCATAATCACTTTCTAGGTTATACCAAGGATGCTCAAGGTAACTTGGTGATTGAACCAGAAGAAGCAAAGGTCATTAAGCGTATCTTCTATAGCTACCTAAACGGAATGACGATGAAGCAAATAGCTGATTCTCTTAAAGCAGATGGTATTTTAACTGGTGGCAAAACAAAGAATTGGCGTTCTAGCAGCGTGGCCAAAATCCTGAAGAATGAAAAATATATGGGTGATGCTCTATTACAAAAGACTTACACTGTGGACTTTCTGAACAAAAAGCGCGTAAAGAACGAAGGAATCATGCCACAGTACTATGTGGAGAACGACCACCCAGCGATTATTCCTAAATCAGTGTTCATGCAAGTCCAGCAAATTATCAAACAGCGACGTAACGGAATCACGACTAAGAACGGCAAGCACCGGCGAATTAACGGAAAATACTGCTTTTCTCAAAAAGTATTCTGCGGTAAATGCGGTGATATCTTGCAACGGAACATGTGGTATCGACCGGAAAAAGTGGCAGTCTGGCGATGTGCAAGCCGCGTAAGACGCAATAAGACTGGCCGGCGATGCATGATTCGAAACGTCAAAGAACCATTGCTGAAGGAAACCACCGTTGAAGCATTCAACCAGCTCATTGAAGGGCATGAGCTGGTCAGTAAACAAATCAAAGCTAACATCATGAAAGTCATTAAAAACTCCAAAGGTCCAACACTTGATCAAATCGACCAACAGCTGGAAGAAGTGCAAATGAAGTTGATTCAAGCTGCCAACCAGCATCAAGACTGCGACGCGCTAACCCAGCAAATTATGGACCTTCGCAAACAAAAAGAAAAAGTACAGAGTCGGGAAACTAATCAACAAGCCAAACTACACAACCTTGATGAAATCAACAAATTAGTCGAATTGCACAAGTATGGCTTAGTTGACTTTGATGAACAATTGGTTCGTCGCTTGGTAGAAAAAATCACCATCTTCCAACGCTACATGGAATTCACGTTCAAAGATGGTGAAGTAATTAGAGTTAATATGTGA